CTACATCAGGATCAGATACAATAACATTTAATGAAGCTCACGCTGCTGGTGTTAATATTGGTTTTGATTATACTCCTACACTAGAAACTATGCCTATAGATAAAGAAGTAGCTAATGGTCCATTGACAGGAGAAATAAAAAGAATATCAAGAGCAGTTGTAGATGTATCAAACGCACTTAATGTTGCTTTACAAGCATCAGATAAAACTGCAAAAAATTTAATTATTAGACAAGTAGATTTTAATGTAGCTCAATCTGTTAATGCAGTATTTGGTAAAAAAGAATTTTTCTTTTTAGGATATGATAGAGAACCTACAGTAAAAATAACACAAACAGAACCATTACCACTTAAAATTTTAGGTATGGCAGTAGAGGTAGTATTTTAATGGGTAGTATAACTCCAGCAACTATGTTTTTAATTACAGCTGGTGTATCAGCTGGTGCATCTTTATATCAAGGTTATACTGCAAGACAGGCATTAAAAAGTGATATAGCTAGATATGAAGAGGAAAAAAAACTTACAGAGCTAAGAGGTTTACAAGAAGAAACAGTTAGAAGGCAACAAATGGATATTACACTTGGTAATAATAAAGTCATAGCTGGTGCTGCTGGTATATTAGATGATAGTAGAACATTTCTAGCTATACAAAATGATGTAAGAAATGCTGCTATATCTGATATTAGATCACAAAAATTAAATACTAGAATAGCATTATCTAAGTTTGACCAACAAATAGTAAACTCAAAAATAGATATGCAATCAGCAACCTTTGGTTCTATATTTGATGCTGGTAGTTCTGCTGTAACTGGATGGACATATGCTAACTATTATAGAGGATCTAATACAATTAAACCAGGTATGTCGCCAGGTGAATCAAGAGCTAGATTCGGTACAGATCTTCTAGCTGGTAAAAGAATAGGAGGTATGGATATATAATGGTTTTAGAAAGAGGAGCAAGTCTTAGTAAAGGTGTTAGAAGAACAGGCGTTGAAGGTAGCTTTGGCGTTGTAAGAACAGCACAAAATACTATAGGTACAAGTGTAGCAAACTTATCACAAACAGTTGATAAGATTAATCAGTTTCAGGTTGATGTCATGGATAAAGAATGGCAAAACAACTTTGATACAAATAGTGCTATATTTGTAGAAGAGGCTATGCGTGAGGAACTTAATAGTCCAAATCCTGATTTAGTAAAACTAAGAGAAAAATTTATAACATATCGTGATACTACTTTAAAAGAAGCACCACAAAGATTTCAAAATTATATAGAAAATAAATTAGACTTAAACTTTGTTGATGCTGTTAATAATGTTAAAGACTATGCTAATGATTTAAAATATGTAAATTTATCAACACAAGGTGCAGTTCTAGCAGAAACAAATTATAATAGTGCCTATAGTACAATACAAACAATAATTAAAAATAATAAAGGTAACTTTGAAAAAATACAAAATGAAATTGATTTGTATTATACCACTACAGTTTTACCTAACTTAGCAAATTTAAATTCTAATGATAAAATTTTAAATAAACTTAAACCTCTAGAAATGACACCAGCTATGATTGAAGATAGAGCTAATGGTAATAATGTATTATATGAAAGTTTAAGAGCAAAAAGCATTATTGAAATGATGGTATCAGGTGTAGATTTTGAACAAGGTGATACACAAAAATTATATGCTGATTTAGAAACTTTAGATATAGAAATAGATAATTATATACAAAAGTATTTAGAAGATCCAGCTGCTAGAAGATTAGATATGAGTGATGCTACAGTTAGTGAAATTGTTGCTGATTTAAAAGCAGTAAAAAATAATTTATTATCAGTTCAGTCTGATAAAATAGCAAAATCTGAAAATGCTGGGTTATATACACAACAAAATTTTTCTAAAAGTTTTATAGATGCTTTTAAAAATGATGCTAGATTATCTATAGTAGCAACTCCAAAAAGTATTTTAGAACAACTAAACAATACACCAGATGCTGTAGCATTATATAATAATCCAGAATTATTTTTTCAAACACTTAATGGAGCTATTGAAGCATCATCTGTACATAAAATAATAGCTAGTAAAAAAGAACAAAATAATGGTGTACTTCCTAACAGTGGGGATATGTTATCTGAAATAAATTTATCTACAGGATCAAATCTTTCAGAAGATGAATTAGCATCTTATGTTTACGCATCATATGGTGGTTTATTTAATTATGATACAAACCAAATGTTGCAAGATTATGATATGGTTTTAAACAATCCTAGACCAAATGTAGGTGCTGGGGGAATGGGTCCAGAAATATTACAAGCAGAAAAAAATACAGCAGCAGCAGCTATAATGATGCAAAATGGATATTTCCCACCTGGATTAGATAATTATTTTTTACAAGTAGATAGAATTATGATGAAAAATGAAATATCAGATCCAGATATGGAAAGAATAAATCAATCTATTCAATTATATAATTTTATTAATAATAATAGTAGTGATGTATTTTTTCCTTCTGTTACAGGAGCAGATACACCATCATTCTTTTCATTTATAAAACTTACAAAAGGAGATATGTATCAAAGTGTAAATATTTCAGATGTACAAGATTTAAGACAATTAAAAAATGAATATAAAGCATTTGTGGATGCACCATATGATTTAGAAGAAATTAAAAATGTTTTGATTGATAATGGTGCAAATGTAACACTTGATAATGTACAAGTAGCTATATCAGAAGATTTAAGATCACAGATTGGTCCTGAAGCATTTGGTAAATATTTAATAAATAAACTACCTCATATAGATATTCCTTTTACAGACTTTGATATAGGTTTAGCAGAAGATGAAAAATTTACAAAGACAGAAGAATTTGAAAAATTATTAGCACCTATACCAGAATGGAAAAAAATTATTATAGGAATGTCAGTTAGTTTTGGTGGTGAAGAATATTTTGCAGATAATCCATATCCAAACTTTTTACAAGTAGATCCTATAATTATGGATCAATTTAATGATATTTTTGTGCAAGAACTAAGAAAATTAGGTGTAGATTTTGGATTAGTACAACAAGGTAAAAAAGAACAATTTTTACAACAAGTTGGAGAAAAAAGAGAACAAGCATTATACAGTACAGCATATAGATTAAATAGAGAAGGTTTTGGTATATCAAACTATGAATCTATGAGTGATGGTGGAAAATTAGTGATGAACCCAATTGAAAGTAAAATTCCATATTCAGAAAAAATAGACAAAGAAATATATATAACTGCACATATTTTCCAACATATTAAAAGTATGGAAAATAAATATGGTACAGACAAAATGGTAGATATGTATCCAGGATTGTACATAAATAATTTTGGTACAAATCAAGCCAATAGAGTTGATTTAGATATAAATAGAGTAAATGAATTACTTAATGATGGTGTTTTTTATTTTATAAGAGAGCCTGGTGATGTATACAGTTATAACCTAAACCCAAATAAAATTTATTCTAATAGTTATGATTTAGCTATGGATGTAGATGATCCACAATTTTTAAGAGTAGATGATTCTTTAACTGTTAATGATGGACAAATATATTCTAAGAAAGCTATTGTTACAGAAGCAGTACAAGATTATTTACAAGATAATAAATTAGTAGATTTCTTTGTAGATAGAGGTGTTCCAAAAAACTATGTGCAAAACTTTTTATATTCTATTTTATATCCAGGAACAAAAGGGATTACTACTAGAAAAGATTTATTAGAATACTTAGAAAATAATAAAATAGATATAGATATGTTTAATAAATGAGTAATGTAGCTTTAAAAGGTTTAACTCGTAAAATTGTTCCACAAGATTTTGATATACCAGAAAGTTCCATAGATGGTTTTTTTAGAAATCCAAAATCAGAACAATTCAAAAGAGGTTTTGTTGATGAAAACTCAGTAGCTTTAACATTTTCAAAACAAATGGAAGCTACACAATCATTTAAAAAAGATCCTACATATAATTTTTTATATGATGAAGAATTAAAACCATACATAGATAATATAGATTATTTTAGAAACTCAGGAAGTAAGTTAGAAACTAAGTATTTAATAGAAGAATTAAAAAAAGATGCAGAGCTGATAAGTACAAATCCAGCAGCATATTTTATTGGTAGACTTACTGGAGGTATTTTAGATCCTGTTACATATGCAGCTTTTAATATGAAAGCATTTAGAACTGCTAGTGGTGCATTAAACATAAAAAAAATTACTGCTATTGCTACAGCTGAAGAGCTATATAAACAAACTATCAATCCTAATAGAGAAAAAGAATTAGCATATTTTGTACCAGTAGGTACTGCAATAGTTACAGGATTATTAAATACTGTAGGTAGATTAAAAAGTTTTGAAGGTGGAGAAGCAATAGGTAAATATAATAAACAACAATTATTACTTGATGGTAGAGAAGAAGTAGTTGCTAGAACAAAATTAAATAATGGTGAGTTATTAGATAGTAGAATATTAGATCCAGATAATAGAATAGGACCAAAAGGTGTTGGTGCAGATGCTACTAATACTGGTGGTGCAAGGTCCTACAATGATGATTTATATGATGAAGCAATAGCTAATACACTTACTGGTTTAGAAAACACAGGAATAACACCAGTATTTAGATTATTAAAATCACCAATTTTACAAGTTAGAGAAATAGCTACAGATTTATTAGATACAAAACTTATGCAAAATAAAAATGTTTTGAATACAGGATTTACTACACAGTCAATAGAATCAAACATAGCTAGAAAATACATATATGTAGAAGAAGCAAGACAAAATACTAAAATGAGTTACAAAGATTATCTTAAAAGAATTTATCAAGAAAATAATTTAGGTCAAGATTCTAGAATCAAAAGTATAGAAATGAGATTTAAAGGTATAAAAACTATTTCAGAAAGAGAGTTTCAAAGAAGAGTATCTTTTAGACTTGTCAACAAAGATCAAAAAGATCCTATACCAGAAGTAAATAAAGCTGCTAGTTATTTAAGAGAAAACTTTTTTACACTGATTGGAAGAGAAGCAGATGCAGAAGAATTATTTAGTATTTATTCTAGAGTAATTATAGCTGGACTAAAAAGAACAAGAGATAAGATGAAAAAAGATGGTAAAAAAACTACAGAACAAAGAGGTCAAACATACACTTTAGCACAAATAGAAAGTAGACTAGCTGATGAAGAAGCTAGATTAAATAATATTAATGCTACAGGACCACTTAGAGAAGATTATTTACCTAGATATTGGAAAAGAGATTTAATTAGAAATAAAATAAATGATTTTAAAAAAGATTTAAGAATAGCATTAAATAATAAAGGTATATCTGTAAGTGCAAAAGACTTAGATGAAATGGTAGAAGATATAGCTACCAGTACACCATTTAATAAATTACCTAGAGATGCTTTAAGACCAGATGAAACATTTGATTTATCATTTGCATTTCAACCATCTGGAGTATCAAAACATTTAAAAAATAGAGTAATGATATTAGATGATGCGTATTTAATGCAAAGAGGTTGGATGGAAAGTAATATAAACATTATTACTAAACAATATTTTAACTCTATTATGCCTGATATAGAAATAGCTAAAGTATTTGGTGATGTCGCTATGATGGGATTAAAAGGTCCTAATGCTGGATATAGACCAAGTATTCCTCAAATTGCTATGGAATGGGATGCTTATATAAATAAAACAGCACCAGCTGGTACAAAACCAAAACTTAGAGCAGATTTAATTAAAAAAAAAGAAGAAGAAATTAGAGATATAGAAGCTAGTAGAGATTTACTTAGAGGTACATATGGACTTACTGCTAATCCAGAATCAGGTATGCAGTCAGGTATTAGAACATTAAAAAATATACAAAATATGATTTTTCTATCAGGATTCTTATCTGCTGCTCCTGATATGGCTAGATTAATTATGCAAAATGGATTTAAAAAAGGGTTTGGACAAACATTTGAAATATTTGCAAATCAAGCAAATAGAGAAATATTGAAGATGTCAAAAAAAGAAGCAAACATTGTAGGTGAAGCATTAGACCTGGCTATTGCTGGTAGAGCAAACACAATCGGTAATGTTGATGAAATGATATATGGACTAAATAGTGTAGAAAGAGCCACAGGAGCTGCAAACTCTTTTTACTTTACATTTATAAACTTAATGAATGTTTGGAATACTGGTATGAAAACAGCATCATCTTATATTGGTAGCACTAAAATATTAGAATGGGCAGAACAAGCTGTGAGAGGAACTATATCACAAAAGAATATGGCTAAGTTATTGAGTGGTAGTATTGATAAACCTATGGCTAAAAGAATTATAGAACAATATAAAAAATATGGTTTAGGTGTTGGTGGTGCAGAAAGAGGTGATTTAAAATATAGTAGAGTGGCTAGATCAGATTTATGGGATGATAGAGAAGCTGCAAAAGCCTTCGGTAATGCACTTCGTAAAGATATAAGAACTACAATTATTACACCAGATAAAGGTGATGTTCCATTGTGGATGAATACACCAGTAGGTAGTTTATTATCACAATTTAAGAAGTTTGGTATGGCAGCTACACAATCAGTAATGATGCGAGGATTACAAGAAAGAGATCAAAATTTCTTTATAGGTTTAGCATTTTTAGTAGGTATGGGTGCTATGGTAGATGCAGTTAGACAAAGAGCTTTTGATAGAGATTATGCTAAAAAGAAAACTGGTGATAAAATAGCTAGTGCTTTAGATAGATCTGGAGCAATAGGTATATTTAGTGATTTAAATAGAATGTTGGAAGTTATGTCTGATAATCAATTAGGTATAGCACCAGCATTAGGAGCTGGTAAACCATATAATGCTACAGATAGACAAAAACTAGGTTTACTTGGACCTTCGGGATCACTAGCCTATAATTTATATGAGATTATGTTAGATACAGGAAGTGGTAATTACGACTATACTACTGCTAGAGCAATAAGAAGATCTTTACCTTTACAAAATATATGGTATTTAGATGGTTTATTTGATAGGTTCGAAAAAGGTATAAGATAAATGGCATTAGCAATATCAGACACATCTCCTAGAGTGCAATATACAGCAACTGGTGGTCAAACCACATTTACTGTACCATTTGAGTTTTTTGCAGATGGAGATCTAACAGTTATTAAAACAGCTGCATCTAATGGTGCAGATACTACACTTACACTTACAGCTAGTCCATCTTCTGCTACACAGTACTCAGTAACTGGTGCTGGTGTATCAGGTGGTGGATCTATCACTTTAGGTGGTGGTGCTACTGTAAATGATAAATATACAATACTAAGAGATTTATCTGTAGCTAGAGCATCTGATTTCCCTGTATCTGGTACATTTCCAATAGAAACACTTAATACTGAACTAGACAAAATTATTGCTATGATTCAGCAAAATGAGAGAGATAATAAGTTTTCTCCACAAGCTAAATCATCTACATCAACTGCATTTAACCTGACATTCCCTGAGTTAGTAGCTAATAAAATACTATCTGTAAACAGTTCTGGTAATGCTTTAGAGTTTTCACAATCAATTACAGATGTATCTACTGTTGCTGGTATTGCATCAGATATTACTACAGTTAGTGGTATAGCAAGTAATGTAACTACTGTAGCTGGTATATCTAGTGATGTAAGTAGTGTAGCTGCTGATGCTACTGATATTGGAACTGTTGCTGGTAAAGCTACAGAGATAGGTAGACTAGGTACATCAGACGCTGTAGCAGATATGGCTATTTTAGGAACTACTGATGTAGTTTCCGATATGAATACACTTGCAAGTTCTGCAACTGTAACTGCTATGAACTTACTAGGAACTTCTGATGTGGTATCAGATATGAATACTCTAGCCACATCTGACATTGTTTCTGATATGAACACTCTTGCAACTGCTGATGTTGTTGCAGATATGAATACTTTAGGTACTGCTGATGTAGTATCTGACATGAATACCCTTGCTACTTCAGATGTAGTAAGTGATATGAACACTTTAGCTACATCTTCTAATGTAACTAACATGAATACTCTTGCTGGTATATCTAGTAACATTACTACAGTTGCTGGGATATCAAGTGCAGTTAGTGCTGTAAACTCTAATGAAACTAATATAAATGCTGTAAATTCTAATTCTTCTAATATTAATACTGTAGCTGGTAATAACTCTAATATTACTACTGTCGCTGGTGTATCATCTAATGTTACTACTGTGGCATCTAATATTTCTAATGT